AGTAGGCTTAAGAAATATATCTAACATTAGACTTTGTTTTTAGTTACAATAAGAATTTCTTCAACTGCATCTAGGTCGCTTTGATCCTTATCAAAGTCACCCTTAAAAGCTTTTGTAATTGCTTTGTTTAGTACAGCGGCCTTGATTTCCATTTCTTCCGCTATGGCGGCAACTGTTTCTTTGAGACCCACATTTAAGTCGTCAATTTCACGCTTGACTTGGACGCCTTCTTGTATTACTTTGGTAAGTTTTGCAATTTGTTCTGGTGTAAAGCTCATTTTATAATTCTCCTGTAAAAAGGTTACAGTCTAATTATAAAGCCAATGTACACTCAAGTCAAGAAGTTTTTCGTTCTATATCTTCTTCTGAACAGGTTGATCCATATTGTATTTCTACAATACGGCAAGGCTCAGAGTAAGGATTGGTCAGCTGATGCCATTCCCCCAATGGAACATCATATGTGTCGTGTGTTGATAAGTCTTTGGGAGGATAACGATATCCGCCATCGCTCATGCCAATGACTACACATTGACCCGAAGTAACATGCCAATGTTCAGACCTAAATTGATGTCTTTGCATACTTAGACTCTGCCCAGGAGCAACGGTGAGTTCCTTTACCTTGGTGCCATCATCTTCGTGTAGTACACGATAGTAGCCCCAAGCACGATTTGTTTTAGGTGCTTTCCATTCTTCTAAGATCCAACTGCTTGAATTTTTCTTATCTTCGCCACCCACACCAAATTTAAAAGTAACATCTTTGATTTCCATTTCTGGAATGTTAGCGGCAGTACGATCACCACCATTTGCAAAAATAATGTCATCGCTAGGGTAGTTCAGTTTAAGTTTTTCAATAGCATTAATAGCAGTACCATCATTATCGTTAAACTCTAGTGTGCCATCAATATATTTTAAACTTCTAATGATAGCCAATCGTTCTTGTAGTGGCATAAATGCCTGACCCTTTTTTCGCACAAGCCATGCATCGCTGTTTACACCTACAATGAGTTGATCGCCAAGTGCCCTTGCCGCTTTAAAGTATTCAATGTGGCCACTATGCAATGGGTCAAAGCCACCGGTAACTAGAACTATCTTCATAAGGAGTTAAATTTTTCTCTAACAAATTCAAAGTCCGGATTGTTTTCAAATCCAACTTCAATAAAGAATACATAATCGTTGTTATCTTTATTGTTGTACTTATAAGGGCCTGGTTGAGCAATTAGATATGCTGTAGGTGGTATAACATCAAAACTTTCAATTTTAAAAGTTCCATTTAAACGATTCTCATCTGTGATGTTTTCGCTACGGTCAATCCACATTATCTTTAGGTTATTATTATTTCCTACAGGGATATGAAGTCTGCATTTTCTATTTGGTAGGTTATCATCAAAAATTTTATCCTTACCTGGTTCAAAGAATTTAGTTCTGTATTTTCCTAATGCAGGTGGTGTAACACTATTTGGTTTGATACAGCATAGTCCTGCATAGTCAATACTCAAACCAAGTCGATCATAGATGTCGTTCATAAAATCAATCGTATCAACTAAGCCCGCAGTTTGTCTTACTTGATTCATTAGTTGAAAGTTTTGCGAAAGGAACATCTTAGACTGTGCTAACTTTTCAAACTCAGCAGGAAACCAGTCCTTGAATTTTTGTGTATCTTCTGCGTAATTCTTTTTTAGTAAAAATATATTTTCCATGTTATTCCAAAAATAAAGGTATGCTTTGACATGTAGTCAATCCCCGCGTGATACCTCCGATTCTGGTCCACGCTGATCCAACTACTGTTACAAGTTTTTCTAAACCTGCTCGATATATCTGTGTATGTGCGGCATTGGCGTCTTTGAGGAACCACTCGTCTCTTGGACTCCACATTAACAACAAGTCATGCTTACCACTGGTATAGGTATCTGGATTCCAGTCTGGGTAAATGAGTCTATGTAAACCATCATTAGTAATATACCATGTAGTACCATTCTTTTTTACATATCCAAGTGCATTGCTTTTTTTACTGACCCAACGACTATTCAAGTCAATGTCTGGAATGTTATTGAGATACTTCTTGATAATGTGACCTTGCTTGCTTAACAACTCTTTTGCATCCGGGCTCCAGTAAAAGAATTCATCATTCTCCCATGGTCTGTCTAGTTGTTGTGTTAAAGGATTTACAGAGTTGTCAACAATGTCTACAAATTGAATTGCCAGCTTACCATCAATATTAACAATCCTGGGTTTATCCATACCCCATACAAAACAAACTCGTTTACCTTGAGCAAATAGGTCTAGGTAATCCTTTTCTTTTTCTCTAATGTATCTACGGGCCTGTTGGTTTGGACTAAAAACAGCATTCGCCTTGTAGATAAAATCAAACCGGTTATCATCTTTGTCAAACAAATCTGCTTGATAATCTAAATGGTCAACTAGACGAAACTTTGTATTAGGACTTGATTCGAGTATCTTTTCTGCAACTGGAATGGCCACACGCTTAACTTCACTGTTTAGATATGTGTCCCAGGATCCATCGCCACCCATGTTGTGAAATGTAGCAAGTTCGTCTACAAACAATCCTTCATCAACAAATGCACGAAGCATGGTGTAACTATCAGCACCACCTGACCACCATAACACAATGTAATCATAGCGTTCTCTGATCTGTCTAGCACGAGCCTGATACAATTGTTTCAATGATACAGGTGGCTCAATAGTCCAATCATAATTTGTAAATTCAGCATCATTGAAATTCCAATGCACCTTTGCCCCAGTCTTATTGGCCAGTTCAATGGCTTCTACTTTGCTGTAGGTTTTGAAATTGCCCACTTGATAGAATCCAAATTTGTCTTTGCTTTGATGTGGTAAAATTAAGGTGCTCATCTCTGAATATTTAATGGTTAAGTAATGCTATGACAACCCAGAACATTTTTGGCTCAGCTTACCCAATTGTTGCAATGGCTATGAATCGTGTTAGCGATTTAAAATTAGCAATAGCAATTAAAGCGGCAGGCGCAGTTCCGAGTCTATCACTTTATAATTATTATATTTCTCCAACTGTTATCAATGATAAGTTGCTAGAAAAGGATCTAGATGCATATACAGAAAAGTTTGGAGATGCAGATTTGTTCTTAAGTTTAGGAGTCGAGGAAATACTGGATGCAAGATTTCCTAGATTAATTACAAAATACAAAGTTAAATTCTTAGAAGTAGTACAGGAAACTAATTTAGAACTAGTACATCGAGGTAAGACACCTAATCCGCAAAGAGAAGTAAGAGCAACAGAGATTATAAACAAGCTGAGAGAAAATGGTACACTGGTATTTGTTAAAGCACTTGTTCTGTCAAACATAGAAGAAAAATTTATGTTCGACGGAGTTATTATTAAAAGTGCTGATGCGGCAGGACGCAGTGGAAATTTAGAAAACGAAGGTATTACAAGCCTAGGAGACTTTTTAAATAAAATTAAAAACAAGTTTCCTGCACTCCATGTCATTGTCAGTGGTGGAATTAGTACAAGCAAACAGGTTAAAGAACTTGTAGATGCTGGTGCGGCTGGCATTGGCATTGGTACATTGTTTGCGGCCGCCTTAGAGAGCAAAGTTTCATTAGAAACAAAATTAAAAATGATTAACTCAACATCAGCTGATATACAACCTTTAAAGAGTGGTGCTAGACAAAATGCGTTAGTCTTTGCACCAGCCGCCGCTGGAACATTTAATAATACTCGTGGGTTAGCCGAAGGAGTTAAAAGCCCCAAGGCTGGTCATATCTTTGTTGGTAAAGGAATAGACAATGTCACTGCTGTGTTACCAGTCAATGACATTGTACAAAGTCTAGTTAAAGACTTATAATTTTCTTGGATTGCCGTAGTGGATTACTTGTACACCAGGCACATCGGGTAATTGTCTCCAAGGATCAACAATAATACTGCCCTCGGGTATATTGCAATAGAACGATGCTTCATGTACTGCAACACCTGTACCAGCATAGGTAATGCTTGCATTGTGTGCCATTAGAAATACTCTCGGCGATGTATACTGATGCATGTCCCCAGTTAATGGATCTACATAATCAAACGCTATACCAGCTTCCGCAACATAGTGACCGACTAGTTCGCTATAACTGCCAATGGTATAAGGAACATATGGTTTGTATGCACGACCATGAATTACCACAGGTATATTATGTTGCTTTGATAACTTGATTAGTTTCTCTGCCATCTTCTTGGCCTGCATATCTCGACTGTGCATAAATGCATGAAACAAATCATATCCAAGATCTAACTTGTCTGCTAAGAAACGCAGAGCAATATTATCGCGCGGATGGCAAGCACCAGCATCACCCATGCCCGCAGTTAGATATCGTGGACCAGTGATACGCTGTGTTGCTCGCTTTAGTGCATCTGTTACAACATCAACATTGATATTTCCATTTGCTTCAGCAACATCTTGAATCATATTAACAAGACCAATCTTGGCACTAATGAATGTATTGTAAAAAATCTTAATGGCTTCTGCTTCATCCCATGTGCCAATGTTAATAGTTGGATCGTTTTCCATGATTGGCTTGTAGAAGTCTACCAGCAACTTAGCATCACCGGTTTCGGTTCCATCTTCTGTGCCGATGATCAAACATTCTGGATTAACCATATCCCACTTAACACTACCCATGGCAATAAGATATGGATTGTAAATGAATCGTGCATTGGTTATTAATGGCTCCAGATGCTCACGAACAGTTCCAGGTAATACAGTACTGATCAGTACAACCAATTGCGCTTTAGTCACATGAGGATTGATTTCGCCAAGTACTCGTTGTACAATGCTATAATCAAAATCCTTTGCAGGTAAATCGGTAATTGGACTGCTACCACCATATGCAGGATCATGTGGTGTAGGTACTGCGACAAAGATTAAATCGCGACCTGCTACTGCTTCTGCAATAGTATCTAATAATGTAATTTGGGCTTCTGGATCTTTTACTACATCGTATCCAACAACATCATAGTGTTTTGCCATTACTTCTGCACATGGTAAACCTAATTTACCACAGCCAATCATTGCTACTTTCATTTTGGTCCTTAAAAATTAAAACTATATTTATTAAAATGAATTCCAGATTCCAAGTACAAGCTGATACAGTTGCTTGTCTGGGTGTGGCTTACATAATTCTAAATGCCGCTGATTATACAGTCTTTGATTATGTTCTAATATGGGTTGCATCTTCTCTCGCA